CATCACCAACGACAACTCGGCAAGCGCGCAGTTTGAGCTTGGCAACAACTCCATTGCGTTTATTGAGCGCGGCATGGCTGCCAACACTTACAGCTTATCTGGTCGCCTTAACAGTCTTGCAAGTTACAACAAGTTTCGCAACGAGACCAATGTAACTCTGCACAGCTTGCTGTCAGGCATAGATGGCGCAATGTCATTTACGCTTAAAGACTCTAGATACACAGCGGCAACAATCGACCGTGGCGGACCTGAGTCGTTAACAATTTCGATTGAAGGCCAAGCAACCGGTACTGAGCTTAGCTCATCAATCGTCATTCAGCGCATTGTGTACTAGGTAAAGGAAGCCCCAAGGATGGGGCTTTTTGTTAAACTTTTTTCCACAACTCATCAAACCAATCGTCAAATTCTTTGTCGTTCATTAATAGCTACCTAACCAAGCAAAGAATTTATCCATCAATGACGGCTTTTGTTGCTCTGGCTTAAGCCGATACTCGCAGCTAGAAATCAGGTTAATTGGGCCAATATAGTCGCGCCATTCGCCAGTATCGCTGACGAATATCTGCAATGTTGCGCCATTTGCTACGGCTTTAATGATTGGTAGCCATGCTTGGCATTGTTCTTGTTGGGTCATTTCATTCACCTATCAATTGTCGATACACAAATATTAATTACATATCACCACTATGTCAAACATTTTTTAATATAGCGCCAGCGTAAACTTGTCGTTACAATGAGCAAACAACTACAAACTAGCGAGCAATCCATGAAATTAGCAGAACTTTATCAAAAAGCAGTCACAGCAGAAGAGCCTAAATTTGAGGTGCTGAATAGCGCTGGCGAGAAGTCAGGACATCACATTTTTCTGAAAGCGCATGATGATGAGTCGGCAACAAAGGCGGTGTTTCGCTATCAGCGGGTAGTATCAAGCTTTGACGAGAGATTCAAAAGCGAAAACGCTGAGTTATACACAGAGTGTGAATCGTGCAAAAACTTCAACGAGTATAACTACTTATACAACAAAGAGTTGGTTGAAATTGACAAGGCGTTGGCGCGTGAGTTGGTTGCAGGATGGGATTTCGATGACGAGTTTTCTGATGAAGCATTGTCTGCAATCATTGAGGCATTCGATGGGCTAGCAAAACAGATTGTTGCGGCATTCTTTGCGGAAGTATCCGAACACGCAAAAAAATAGACGCCCTGCTGGCCTATTGCCGATGGGAATTTGGCACTAAGCCTGAGCAAGACAAGTTTGACGCCATCGGCGCAGGGCATGACGAGGCGATAGCAAGGATGACCGGGCAGAAGATTGAGCGCGAAGAACGGACAAAGCCTGATTTTCCTAACGAGTTGGCGCACATCTATGGCATGTATAAGCGCGTACGCTTCGGCAGATGCGACAAAGGCGACAAGATTTTATTGGTTCCGCGTGAGCCATTGCAGTACAGCGAAGTTGACGCATTCATGCGTTTAACTGACACCAAAGCTAAACCCGATGAGGTAGAGTTAATCATGAACATTGATGCAATTTTTAACGATGCACAGATGGGGGCGCGCCATGGCTGATACTGCTAGTTTGGTTGTTAGAGTTAAAAGCCAAGGCGTCAATGTAGTTAACCGCGAGATGGCGGCGCTCACTGGTGTGGCTACCAAGGCTGCATCTGCTGTAGCTGGTTTCGTATCTGTGACTGCTGGCGTCAACAAGCTGGTTCAGGTGTCGCGCCAAACTGACGTGCTAAACGCCTCACTGCTGACGATGACAGGCAGCATGTCCAATGCAAACATGGTATTCAGTGAGCTTGCCAACTTTGCTGCAACCACTCCTTACGCGCTTGACCAATCGGTAACTGCATTCACCAGGCTTGTATCGCTAGGTCTTAATCCATCACAAAAGGCGCTTACATCATACGGGAACACGGCGGCGGCTATGGGTAAAGACCTTAATCAGATGATTGAGGCGGTGGCTGACGCAACCACATTTGAATTTGAGCGACTGAAAGAGTTTGGTATTAGAGCTAGCCAGCAAGGCAACCAGATAGCGTTCACGTTCCAAGGCGTGACAACCACGGTTGAGAAAAACTCTCAGGCAATTCAGGCATATTTACAGGGAATCGGAGAGAATAACTTTGCCGGAGCCATGGCAAATCGCATGGCAACGCTTGACGGTGCATTGTCAAACTTGCAAGACACTTGGGACGGATTGTTTAGGGCAATCTCAGCTGCTGGGACTGGTGACGCTATCGCCGTTCAAGTGCGTGCTGCAACTGATGCGCTTGCCAGCCTTACAGATTCTATATCTTCAGGTCAGGCGCTTGGATATATAAACGCATGGGGCAGTCAGTGGGAATCGACAGCTGAAGATATTAAAGCGGCGATCAAAGGTGTTGATGATTATCTAACCAGCACTCTAGAGTATTGGGGACTTAGCGCAGAAGAATCCAGCAACTTGATGAGCGATGCTTTCTGGCAATTCCCGACAAATATCCGCACCCTAATTCAGGTTGCGACAGTAGAGATTGCAGGATTTGTAGATAAGGCTGCCGTATACGCCAAAATGATTGATGCGTATCTGACTCCTGAGAACTGGTTTTCAGATGTTGATATTGCAGACTATTACGGAAAGCAGTTAGCACAGATTGACGCTAACGTACTGGCAACTACAAGCGGATTTCTTGATGAGCGCGACAAGCGAGTAAACAAGCTTAAACAAGAAAAGGATGCGGCAGACGCTCTGCGCGACTCATATGACGCACAACAAAAAGCAGCAAAGCCGATAGACCTTGGTCAGTTTGCGAGAGCGCCAGAGGCCAACCAAGCGCCTGTTGCTACGCAGCAACAGCAACAGCAGGCGCAAGCCTATCTTCTCCAGCTCCAGCAATCCAACATGAGCGAGTTACAGCTAATCGACTCACAAGAGCAGGAGAAGATTAAGCGTACTGATGAGTATCGTAAGCAGGGATTGCTTAGCGAACAGCAATACCAAGACGCGTTGACGCAAATCCAAACCAACGCGGTATTGGCTCGTGCAGAATACGCAAACGCGCAGCTTGACGAGCAATCAAAGCAGCGAGATGAATCACGCAAAGCTGATTTATCAGCAGCGGCAGAGCAAAAGCGTCAGCGCCAAAAAACGATAGATGATGGTATCGACGGCTGGCGAAATATGACCAGCAACTTGAAGTCAACGCTTGGTGAGCAATCATCTATTTATAAGGCATCTGCCATTGCGATGGCGACTATTGACACATATAAAGCAGCAACCGGCGCTTATGCGGCGATGGCGTCGATTCCTGTGGTTGGTCCAGCACTTGGTATTGCGGCAGCGGCAGCGGCTATTACTGCCGGATTAGCGCAGGTAGCTGCAATTAAGGGGGCTCGCGAACAGGGAGGTTACATGTCGGCAGGAAGTGCTTACCAAATGGCGGAGCGCGGAAAGGCTGAGGTTATCGTGCCGTCTGGAAATAGCAGGGCCAAAACAATTCAGCAAATGCGCGATATGATGGGCGCAGCAAACGATAGCCGTGGCAATGCGCCAATCACTATTATTAACCAGACAACTGGCCGCATTGATGAAGTTGAGCAGCAGCAGATGGATGACGGACAATTGCGGATTATCGTGCGAGAAGTGGTAAGCCAGGATATGCTGACTCAAGATTCACAGATAGCTAAAGCGCGGGCAGCGTCTCGCGGGCAGCCGGGGTTCTAATATGAGCGATTTAACATTTCCGTCACGACTAAAGCCGATTGTCTCGCTCGGATATAGCCACACTCGCGGCAATAACATCGCGCGAGTTAACCCGCAAGGAGGTCTGCCGCGCCAAGGTCAAGACACTTACTATGACACCGTGCCGATTAGCGTGGTGCTGGTGGTTAGCGCGCTTGGTCGCCGCGCATTTTGGGAGTTTATCAGACAGATTCATGGCGGAGCTGACAAGTTCCTGATGGATAACGACACTGGTAATGGCGTAGAACAGCATCTTGTTCAAATAACGTCAAGCATTAGCGATACAACGCAGAACGGCCAATGGTGGAATATCACATTCACGGCCGTGGCAGAGCGCACCAGCGTGCAAGACCAGTCAGATTTAGGCGACTCCATCTATGGCCTATACGATGCTTACGGCGATGGGTTGCAGCAATTCCTAAATCTGTATGAGCAGTACGTTACTACGCCAAACTTTATCAACAATTTGCCGGAGCCAATTTAATGACGCAGCAATCAGTAGCAGATGCGTATCGCCGCAAGCTTGCTAGCGCAGTTGAGGGTGACGAGTGGCGCGAAACGCTTGAGATTTACCATCCGATGATGAGCAAGCGCTATTACCTAGTGCGAGATAATGTGCCGCTAACAGCAATGCTTGAGACTGGTACTGAGGTGAATTTTGAGATTGCAAACATCGATATTAAGTCGGCATCTCAAAATGCTGACATGAATCAGAGTGCATCATTCACCATCGCTGACGTAGATAATGTGCTTGATGCCGAGCTAGACAATATTCCGCTAGATAGTGATGTATTGCCAGAGTTTACTTATCGCCGATTTTTGCTGAGTGATTTGTCATACCCTGCGTTGGGTCCAATAACTTACGAAACGCAGGACATTAATCAGGCCAAAGGGAGATTCTCCGCCACAGTATCAGCACCAAAACTAAATAGCCGTGGCACAGGGTTGATACTTACGCCAACTAACTGCTCACTGCTGCGCGGGGTGCTACTGTGAATCCACTAGCAAATTATGTCGGAATTGCTTACGACTATCGCACTTATAACTGCTGGCACCATGTTAGAGCGGTGCGCGATGATGCAGGGCTGCAAACTCCAGAGTTTGATTGCGTAAGTCCTGATGATGAGTTGGGACTGTTTGAACTTGGCAGAAATAGTGAGGCTATGTGGCAGCTTGAGGAACCACAAAACTACTGTGCTGTGCTGATGCATAATAACGATGGTTGGCACAGCGGCGTTTATTGCGATGGATATGTAAGCCACTGTGACCGCAATGCAAAACAGGTTAGACTTGACTCACTAGCGGCGCTGACCAAGCGCTGCGACATTGTGGAGTTTTGGAACTGATGGCACTTATTCATTACCAACGCCGAGTAGAAGGCGACAGATTCGAAATCGAGGATTTTACAGAGTACGATTGCCCGGCTAGCTTCGTTGTTGCCAATATTGCCGATGGCACGCCATTTGTTTGCATGAAAGGCGCTATTGACGTAACTGAAAACGTTGATGCAATGATGAGTAACGGTGAGTTTACTATCACTGAGCTTGTCGGCAGCAGCGTATTTAACCTGGTTACGGCACCGCTTAAGTTAGTATTCAACGTGCTTGGGTCGCTAATCCCTACGCCTGCAATTCCAGACGTAAACGGGCAAACTGCCAGCGCAAACAATTCACTTACGGACCGAACTAACAAGCCTAGGCCGTACCAACGAGCCTATGACATATGCGGCACTGTGCAGTCAATCCCAAGCGATTTAATGCAATCGTATAGAGTGTACGGCGACGATCACAAAGAGTACCAATACGGATATTACTACATCGCTCGCGGATACGTTGACACGCCAGTTAGCGGAATAACTGACGGAGACACGCAACTAAGCACTATCAGCGGCAGCGCTGCCAACATATATGAGCCATTCACAAGTCCAAACAGCGGGACTCCTACCGTAGTGATTGGTAACTTGATTGATGAGCCGTTGTTTATTGGCAATCGAGTGCAATCTGTGGATGGAATTGAGCTTAAAGCGCCAAATGAGTACCAGTTAAAACTCATTGATGTCACGGTTTACTGCCAGCTTACTGGGTCAACAGGCAGCATTATTGACGCTACCGGAACGCTGGCATTCGATGACCTTTTTATCGCTGGTGAATCAGTAACGCTATCTAACGTAAAAAGCGATACTGCTGTGCTCGATGGCACCTACACTGTAACATCTATCAGCGGAACATCAATCAGCTTTGATGTTTCAGCAAACCTTGCGCAGTGGTCGCAGATTGCTGGTGGATATGCGCCGATGAGTTCAAACAGCTCAGCGCTAATATCTCCATCAAATCTTGACGAGGCAGGATACAGCGATTGGATGGTTATCAGTAGAATAAAGCCAACACGCATATTGGCTAACATAGTTGCTCGCCGCGGCATGCTAAAGCAGCCAGCGAATGGCAACTCAAGCAAACCGGCATCGGCAACAGCACAACTGCAATGGCAGGCCCTTGATGATTCGCTGAATCCTGTAGGTGTTATCACGTCAGTTAGTAAAACTCTGTCAGATAACACTCAGGAAGAAGTAGGAATGAGTATAATCGCTGATTTGCCATACCCTACTGCTGTGCGCGTGCGGGTGCGCAGGTCAAGCAACCAGGATACTGAATTCGATGGACAAGTAACTGATGTGATAACGTACAAAGACCTGTACGGGCAGATTAAGGATGAATCACCACATTATGGCGACTTGACCACCATTCACACTCGCAGAAAAAACACGGTGCAGGCCACGTCAATCAAGCAGCCGCAGCTAAAGGTTATCGCTACGGAAATGCTGTACAAATACCTTGGAAATGGCGTATTCGATACTGTGCGTACTGCAAACAATAGCGGCACTCAGTCGCTTATTCGTATCATGCGCGATCCACTTATTGGCGACTTGGACTTATCAACAGAATGCATGGACGGATTGATTGCCGTTGGCGATGAAATCAAGTCATACTTTGGCACAGATGTTGCCGAGCAATTTAACTACACGTTTGACGATGGAAGCATGACAGCGCAGGCTCAGGCGCAGATTATTGCCGAGGCCATTTTCTGCACCGTAGACCGCTCGAACAATGCCGAGCCAACACTGCATTTCGAGCGACCACAAGCTGGTCCAGCGATGTTGTTTACTCATCGGTCTAAGGTTGGCGATGAGAGTTGGACGCGCTCTTTCGGAAGCGTGCAATACGATTCGCTTGAGTATACCTATACTGACCCTAACACCAACATTCGTGAAACAATCTATATTCCTGACGAAGGCGGCAGCAAGCCGCGTAAGATTGACTCAAAAGGAGTGCGGAACTACCAGCAGGCGTATTGGCTAGCACATAGGGCTCGTCAGAAAGACTTGCTACAGCGTGAAAACGTTGACTTCACTGCGACAGAGGAAGGTGCATTCGTTACTGCTGGTAAAGCAATTAGCGTGGTGAAAGGTACTCGCGTTGCGTCATATGATGGCTACATAGTTGCTGTTAATGGCCTGTCACTTACGCTATCGCAAGAAGTGGCATTTACATCTGGCGACGACCACTACATACAGCTTAAGCGCCGTGATGGGACGCTTGAATCAATTCGTGTTGTTGCTGGAGCGAATGCGCGTACTGTTACCATGCTATCTGCGCCGACTGAGGAAATTTACACAGGTAACAGTGCCAACAAAACTGAGTTTTCATTCGGTAATGAGGCTCGACATTTGGCGCAGATGATTGTTCCGCTAACGGTGACGCCTGACGCTCGCGGTAAGACGGTGAAAATTACCGGTAAAAACTACCACGAAGGCGTTTTTCTGTATGACGGAGTATCGACTACTGGTAATGCATACAGTGATGGCTATAGTGACGGTTACGCTTAACTGTTGTATGCTGTAAACAATATTTTACACAGGGGTTTAAAATGGCTGATTTATTGACAGTTGAAGATTTGCAAGCAGCAAAGCAAGACGACACATTCCACGCTGAGGTTATCACCGGAAAAGTTGGTGGTGCTGCTACTGGTGCAAGTATCGATTACGCAACTCATGCCCGTACTGGGCAGGTGCAGAAGACGCTGCCAGCAATTATGCGCGATAATGGTGTGCGCAATGTCGGTTTGTTTGTTGGTGGCGTGACGTTTACCGCTATCAGCGATGTAGCCTATGATGGTAGTGGCAATGGTTGGATTTATCTTGGAGATTATCCATTTACTGCGACTGCTGGCACAGTACCAAGTGAGCCGACTTATAAGCAGGTGAGTGTTAAAAGTCATAATTACTTGACAGATAGAGATGCTGTTGGTGCGCATGATACTATTTATCGTAGAAGCACAACAGTTGCTGAAATCGGAAGCGGCGTGTTCTCGGTTGGTGATATACTGGAAATCACAGATAGAGCTAATGCTCAATTTGATGTTGTGTCGGGTGGCACTGCTGATGGGTATAGCATATTGGATGCCGGAAACGGGAATACAGCAGTTTACTCAGTGTCTAGTGATGGTGTTAATTTACTTGCTATCGGTGCTGTTCCCTATGAATCAGGCAGTAAGATCGAAAACGCAGCAATCAACGACATTGTATTTGCGCTTGGGATAGATCTTGGGTGGAATACTCAAACACGAACTTACACAAATGGATTTCATTTTTGTGTGAGCCAGAAGTTCATCGTAAAACAGCTGAGCCCTGTAGATGTGTGGCCTTATACTAATAATCAGGAATTATCTTTCAACTCAATTATTGAAAATATCGGTACAGATTATTGGTTAAAAGTAGAGTCACAAAGCGCTCCTATATACATTAATGAACAACGCGGAGAAGGTTCAGCAAAGGGGATTTATGTAACCAAGCAAGGCGATTCCAATATAAGAGTTGGAACGTCTAGAGGGTTAAAGGTTGAGTATAACAATGCATTTTCACACACGATACATCCAGGTCTATTTGTTGGATCAGATATTTCATTAAATCTTGATGGCAGTAATGCTATCAAGGTAATCGGTGGTCGAATTGGTGGTAACTTTACTTTATCAGACACAGATGACACCACATCAGATATTGGCGTCAATATCTCGCAAGGTACGGCAAATATGATTGTCGGAACTAACGTTGAATATTGTAAGAAAACCAATGACTCATGGGGCATCGTTGACAATGGAGTTTGCACCTACATAAATGGTGGGTATCTAGAATCCTGCTCTGGCGGATTAATTAAAGCCTCTGGAAGAAACGGCAGATTTGATATTCAGACATTTGCCACAGGTGTATATGCTCAAAAAGGCATACAAGATACTGGCGTCAATAACTGGTTCTTTGTGCAGACCACTGATACCTATGGGTATCCAAATAGCGATAATAATAATTCAACTCTTTCATTTGTATATCCAGCCTTGAGTTATCAGTTCAACCAGACAAGCCGTTTAAATGGCCCCAATAAACATCTATCAGTTGAACCTATTATTAGTAAATGGAACAAGTTGCAGAGTTCATCGCGGTTTGAAGCCTCTATTTGGAGCTATGCTCCTATAGCTGGATTCAGTGGACACTCGGTAAATTACAATGCAGAAGGGTCTGTTCAAAAAGGATTCCCTATTGCATTGGAATTGAATTTGCCAGTTCAGGATTCATCTGACAAACAATTCTCGATCTCACAGTCTGGTGCCCATTTAACAATGACAGCAGGAAACATCTTTACAGCCGGAGCGTATTTCAGATGCCTATCCGGTAAAGTTGACGTGATGATTAAGGTGTTAGTTGATGATAATTATTACACACATCGGTTTTCGCTATCATCAGCTAGCGATGGTTCTAATACTGACGTTTGGCAAGCACTACAAACTCAGTTAGATGTTGCGGCTACATCACCAACGCTCAATATATTGTTTAGACCAACTGAAAACAGTGTAATAAGAGTATTCGGTGTATCGTTGTATGAGTTCACGGACGTAGGTGCAGTTCCCCCATCAGACTCTACTCGGGCTGATGAGGTAAAGTTAGCCACTGATAATGAATCGGTAATGTCAAACGGGGCATTTATTAATGGTAATTTGCGCTGTAAGGAGCTGTTTTTAGGCACGTCTGATCCGTTAACAGAGTTCAATTCGCCTCTGTATATTACTGGCTTATCGCAAACATTGCCGTCACCAAGCAGAACAAAAGGAAAAATTGCAATTTTCAAAAACATTGGCGGAAGCCCGATCACAATTTCAGGAAGTATCGATGGCGGTGCATCATACCCATTAGCTGCGCAGGAGAAAGTAACATTATTTTCAACAGGATCAGAATATTACTCAATCTAATCAAATATATTTGAAAATAATTATATATTAATACAAAGACGGTACTCATCATGCCGTCTTTTAAAAATATTTAGTTTTTATACTGTATATTAAGGATTTATTATGCCATTAGAAACAGCTACAACTCTCTCAGAGTTGAATGAAGCTTGGCCATTGGGTTGACAACAGGGATTGCAGGCGATTCTACAGTAGGGGCTTCGTTTGAAGCCTTATCGTGACACGGAGGCAATATGAAATTCAAACTAAGCCAGCGCTCATTGTCGAGACTTGATGGCGTCCATCCAGATTTGGTGCGAGTAGTGAAGCGCGCCATTGAAATAACGCCGATTGACTTCGGAGTGACAGAAGGGTTACGCGATGTTGAAACTCAGAAGGAATATTTTGCCGATGGCAAATCAACCACGATGAACAGCAAGCACTTGAAGCAATCTGACGGTTACGGCCACGCTGTAGACCTGTACTGCTTCGACAACACTGGAACTGTGACATGGAAGTTAGAGTGGTTCAGACTTGTTATTCAGGCAATGTTCACGGCGGCGATTGAAGAAGGCGTAAAAATCCGAGCTGGCGGACTTTGGAGAACATTCCAAGACTCGCCGCACTTTGAATTAGACAGGTGATATATGGATCCACTGACAGCAATAGTTGACCTTGGCTCTACGCTAATCCAAAAGATTTGGCCAGACCCAGCAAAGCAGCAGGAGGAGTTGCGCAAACTGCAAGAGCTGCAACAGGCTGGTGACTTGGCAGAGCTTAATGCGCATGTGCAGCTGCTTGTTGGCCAGATGGAAATCAACAAGATTGAGGCAGCAAGTCCGCACTGGTTTGTTGCTGGTTGGCGGCCATTCGTTGGCTGGGTGTGCGGTTTAGCGCTGGCCTACGTTTCAATCGTTGAGCCGTTTATGCGCTTTATTGCCAAC